ATTCGGAAATCCCCTCAACTAGCAAGAACCAGCAGGGACTGAGCGGATCGGAGTTGGATTATCCAACATTCGGCAGGATCGAGCCACGACTGGTCACGCCCGTTCCTGCCGGTGAGAGTTTCGGCCCTGCCCTGACTGCTTGGTCAAAGCGCGTGCTCAACATTGATCTCATGGACTGGCAGAAGAGGATCGTGAATGATGCTTTGACTCTGGACGATGCTGGAGACTTTGTTTTCCGTGAGGCTTGCATTAGTACCGCTCGCCAAAATGGGAAGAGTCTCGTGATGCGTGCTGTCGCCGGCTTCATGGCGACCGAGTATGCAGCTTCTCGAATGGAACCTCAGACGATTGTGATTGTTGCCAATCAGAAGCGTCGGAGCATGGCCCTTTTCCGTGATTTATGCCGAGACCTTGAGGACAAATTTGAGTGCAAAGTCAGATGGCAAAATGGCGATGAACGAATCAACTTCCCAGACGGATCTTCCATCTCGGTCGTTGCTGCTTCGGTTCACGCTCACGGCATGACAGCCTCGGTCATTCTCGTGGACGAGCTCTGGGACATCAGTCCCGAAGTAGTGTTCACAGCTCTACGGCCTTCACAGATCGCAGTCAAGAATCCGATGATGATGATGTTCTCCACCGCCGGCGACCAAGGCTCAACAGTGCTCCTTCAGCTTCGAGAGCAAGGCATGGCAGCAATTGACTCAGGCCGAACTGGATCGCTGTACTTCTGCGAATTCTCACTTCCGCCCGGAGTCAGTCTGGAAGATCGGCGCTACTGGGGATGGGCTAATCCTGCACTCGGAACAACGATCACAATGAAGGCGCTTGAGCTCGCGTTCGACTCACCAAACCGTCAGGCTTTCATCAGAGGCCACCTGAACCTTTGGGTAGATAGCACTAACAGTTTCCTACCCTTGAACCTGTGGCAGGATCGGCAGACCGTAGATCCGATGCCGGCGATCCAATGGCTTGTCATTGACTCATCGGTTGACGAATCACGCTATGTCGGTATCGGTTGCGCGTACGACGGAACGCGCGTCATCGTGACGACCGAGTTCGTCGTGGAGTCCGCTCAGCAGATGTGGGCCGAGGTCGTGACTCGAATGTCAGACCCATTAGTCAAGCTCGCGTGTACTCCATCCTTGGAGATTCACTGCCCTCCAGACCTTCGCCGAAGAATGACGATCGTTGGTTACGCGGAACTCATCAAATGGACTGGCGCTGCTCGTGCGATGATCGTTGAGGATCGCGTCCGGCACACTGGCGATCTAGCACTGTCGGAACATTTCGCTCGAGCGGTAGCAGTCAAAACTGGCGGAGCAATCGTGCTCAGTTCACAAAAGTCACCCGGCCCCATAGAGCTCGCCAGATGTTCAGTGTGGGGAATCATGCTCACCTCACGACCAAAAGCGTCCATCAAACCTCAGATGGCATTTGGTTGACCTTCGTGGACACGCACGAAAAGACCTGAGAGACTCCGAGGGATGGCACTCTTCGGCAGCAAGAAGCACACCCCAAGTTTCACAGCTCCGCCATTACAGGCGGCCGCGGGATCGTCCGCGCAAGTCGGACAATTCTACTCATACTCTGTCGGGGCGAGTACCGAATTGGCCCTCTCGTGCGCGACGGTCGCGCGCGCTACACAGATGATCCTTTCCATGGTCGGATGCCTACCTTTACGCCACTACACGACACAGTGGACTGGCGAACGGTACGAAAAAATCTATCTTGAGAACGAATCGTGGATGGATCAACCCGATCCTCGCTCCACCATGAACTTTATTATGAGCAATACGGCAATGGATATCATGATGCGCGGTCGAGCCTTCTGGTACATCACAAGTCGTTCATCGGCAACAGGTCGCCCACTATCCTTCCAATGGTTGCCCGCATCAATGGTCTCAACCTTGGATCAAGCAGGCCCACAGTTCTTCGGTCAATCCAACCAAATCACATTCAACGGAATTGAACTACCGACAGAAGATGTCATTCAATTCATCTCAGGAGTCCAAGGATTCCTGTTCACTGGCGCTCGCACCATCACCACGGCCTTGAAACTTGACCAAGCAGCAGAACGCTTCGCCTCAAACGAAATCGCTGCAGGATGGCTCACCGTAGGTGAAAACACTGAACAAATGTCCGCTGAAGATCTTGGAGAACTCGCTGCATCATGGCGCGTGGCACGACAAACAGGAGCCATCGGCGCGCTTGCCGGCGGAGTCACATTCAACGAATTCAAATCCGATCCGAACAAACTGCAGCTCTTGGAATCGCGTCAGTACAGCTCACTCGAAGTGTCTCGCCAAGTGGGAGTCCCCGCATACCTTTTGGGAATCGGCGTGCCGGGCTACACATACCAAAACGCACAGCAGGCCCGCCAAGATCTTTACCTCTTCGGAGCAAAACAAGTTCTCGATGTCATTCAAAGCACACTCAGCATGGTCAATGTTCTACCAAGAAATCGCTTCGTAGAATTTGACACCGAGTCCTACATCTACGAAAACAATCTCGCCGAAGTACCAGTAGAACCACAAGTTCAAGAAACGGTGTCAATGTCATGATCAGATTCAACGCCCAGCTCGTCACGCTTGACGCGTCAGCAGACGAAAATCAGCCGTCACGCACAATCACTGGACTCGCCGTCCCATGGGATGTCGTCGCCAACTTGTCCAACGATGTCGGCCCAGTCAAATTCTTGAAAGGCTCCATCTCTGTAGATGGCCCAATGCCAAAGCTCCTAGAATTTCACGACGACACTCGAGTCATCGGACGCGTCACCGAAAGAGTGTCAAGCGACGAAGGCCTCATGTTTTCGGCAACACTGTCAAAGACCAGAGCTGCAGATGATGCCATGGCCCTCCTTGCAGATGGATCCATTTCGGCAGTGAGTATTGGAGCCATTCCAGTCAAGTTCAAGCGTGTTGATGGAGTCATGGAAGTCAGCGAAGCGCGCATGATTGAATTGTCGCTCGTGTCATTCCCGGCTTACGCCGACGCAGAAATCCAGTCTGTCTATGCCTCAGCAGAGGAACCAGAAGAAATACCAGAAGTAGAATCCCCACCACAATCATCCGAGGAGGATGCCCCCATGTCAGAAATCACCACAGTTGAGGCCGCAATCGCAACCCAGCCGATTTACGCCACAGTCAAAAAAGAAGTAAAGATCCCCACTGCCGTCGAGTACATCGCAGCCGCAATCGCTGGAGGCGACAAGTGGAAAGCATTCCACCAAATCCTTTCCGCTTCGGCTCCCGATGTTGACTTGGCTTCAGGCCCCGGTGTCCTTCCAGAAGTCATCGTCGCCCCTGTTTACAACAACTTCCAAGGTATGCGTCCAGTCGTTGACGCTTGCGGAGTCCGCTCAATGCCCTCCGCCGGATCAACCTTTATTCGACCGAAAGTAACGACCCACAACTCAATGGGCGCACAGGCGAATGACCTTGACACCTTGACCGCATCAACAATGGTCGTGAGCTCCGAGACCGTCACAAAAGGCACCTACGGTGGCTATGTTTCCATCTCCGAACAACTGCTTGACTGGAGCGAACCCTCCATGCTCACCGTCCTCTTGGACGACATGGCTCGAATCTACGCAAACACCACGGACAATGTGGCAGCTGATGCACTCGCTTCAGGCGCAACCACGACCGGCGCGTTTGGTGACCCGACCGACCCAGCAGACTGGCTCGCATGGATCGGCGCATCAAGCACCACAATCTTGACCGCATCCAACGGAAACAACCCGAACACTCTTTTCACATCTGCAGATGTATTTGGCGATCTCATCGCTTTGAGCGATTCGGCAGGACGACCGTTGTTCCCGAACCTGAACGCACAAAACGCTTTCGGCGCTCTCGCAGTCACGACAGATGTCGGAACTGCGTTCGGATGTCGAGTCGTGCGTGACCGAAACTTCGCATCAAACACTTTGATCCTCGGAGACTCTTCGGGCTTTGAAATTTTTGAATCGCAGAAGAGCGCAATCAGCGTGGATGTCCCATCAACTTTGAGCCGCACCATTGCGTTCCGTGGCTACTTCGCAACCTTGATGATTGACGCTGACAAGTTTGTCAAGGCCTCGGGCTACTGAGCAACCACTGAGATTCTGAGAGCCTGAACCATGTCCACATTTACAGTCACACATCAGATGATTTTTGATAATGTGTGCGTGGTTCAGACTCTTGAACCGACTGACATTCTTGTCGGTCAAGAAATCACTCTTTCAGGATGCGATGCAACGATTAACGGCACTCATACCGTTTTTCAAATACCGACCTACTATTTCACTGGAGTCACGAGTTCAGGCGATTACACATTTAACGATCAGATCGTTTATGTGAATCAAATCCTTTTCCAACTTGAAGAGGACAACATTGCACGATCGCCAGTTGATCCTGTTGGGTCGCTTGTGTGGACTGTACCTACAGAGTGCCAGTGGTGCGATGTGGCCCAGCTCACCGAGTTCCTCGGCATCAGCGGAGCGACAGC